ATAAATTAATAATTTTCTTTAGCATTCATTAATGCTTTTACAAGTGGGTCTACTTGTTTTTCTTGCACTCCTCATAGTGTTGCTAATCCTCTTTTTATAGGCATTGCTTCAACTACTCATTTAATTTCTTGTGTTCTATTAGATAAATTCATTAAAGTATCTACACAAACATCAAGTAATTCTTTTTGTTCTGCTAATTCTTGTTTCATAATTGCAAAATCTTTTTCTAGTTCACTTCCAGCTTCATTATTTTCAACTTCTTCTTCAACTTCTTCTGAATTTTCATCAGTTTCTGTTTCAGTTTCTGTATCATCAGCAGAACTTTCATCTGCATTTTCAACTTCATCTGGATTAACTATATTAGTTCCTTCTTCAATAACTTCTTCAATAACTTCTTCAACTATTTCTTCTTTTACTTCTTCAACTACTTCTTCATTTTCAATTTCTTTAATATCTTTCATAGTATTTTTATTATTAATAAATTCATCTTCTTTTATTTCTTCAAAAAATGATTTAATACTTTTTGATAAACTAAATAGACTTGTTGGATTTGCTGGTGTACTTACAACCGAAACTTCAATTAAATCAAGTTCAGTAATTTCTCTAACTTCCATATCTCATACCATTTTATATTCCCATTTTTTTGGAATAAATCAAATACTAAATCATTTTAATATTCAATCTTGTATATTTTTGAAAACATTATCAATATCATTTGTTATTTCTACTGTAATATTTAATCAGTTTTTATTGTTTTTATAATCAACTGTTTTTCAAATCGGTTTATCTGAATTGTGTTGTAATAATATAACAGGATTATTCATATATCATTCTATTGCATTTTTAAATGCTTTAGGATTAACTATATCATTATACCTATCAATATCTGGAGTAGAAGCAAAACCTTTTATTTTAATGCTTCATTCTTTAAGCTCAATCTCTTTCATTTCAGCTTGAAAAAATTGTGTTTTCATATTTTTAAATTAAAATGTATTATTTGTAGTTTATTCTTATTTATATATTTGTAAATTATTTTCTTGTTTCATTAAATGCTTTTTTTTCTTTTTCAAAATTTTCTTTGATAAATTCAGTTCATTTTTTTATTTCTTCAAGGGTCCAACCATTATTATATTTATCAATTACTTCTTTAGTGCAATTAATATTATGTATAGTAAAAAATGTTTTGGTCTTAATCCTTGTCATAAATATTAAATTACTTTATAAATTAAAGCACATCTACAATTTGGTGGGGCTGGAGCAATCTTTGTTCAAGTTCAACTAAAAGGCATATCTAAAGGAATATATCAATCTGTTTGATTTTTATGATGACTTGGTCTAACTTTTTCATCATTTACTGTACTCCATTTTTTTAATACTATTTCTCATTTATCTTTTAGTTCTTGCATTGGTAAAAATTTTCACATCTCATAAGCAGTTCATAATTCAGAAACAGCTATTGCTTTTGCTCTGCTTTCACTAAATACTAATCAATCTAATTTTTCAATATCTTTTGCAACTTCTGTATAACTTAATCATTCATCAACTCATTTTTTTATTAATTTAATAACTCTAGTATATGTAGTTTGTCAAATACTTCAATTAATAATATTACTTGAATGAATTGTTATTATATCATCTAAATATCTAACAGCTGGGTCATTTCTTAAATCCCAATTAATCTCAAAATCTGGGTTTATTTTAATAGTTTCCTTTACTCATTTATTTAATACTGGCTTTGATTTACTTGAAATTATTTCAGCAGTTCAAAGCATTATTCATTCTAATAATACTTCTAAATCTGAATTAAAACTTTTTTGTTTATCTTGTTTTATTAACAAGTTTTGTACTTCTTTTTTACTTTTGTTAAAAAACCTATACATACTATTTGTAAAGGCTTTTTCTTTTTTCAATAAATATCTATTTATAGGCATAATTATTTTTTAGGTACTTCATCTAAAGGTACAACTTCATTAACTCATACATCTTCTAAAAGTTCATACCCTTGTTTTATTATTGGACTATCAGCATTTTCATTGTTTGGATAAGGTTCAAATCAAAATTCTTCTCTTATTTCTGCAACTGTTACACTTCACATATGAAGTAAATTTTGATAATCAATTATTTTTTGCGAATAATCAAATTGATTTAAGTCTAAAAATTCTAATTTAGCATTTGGATTAATAGATGAAATTAAAACATTAAATATATTTTCTAATTGATTTTGTAAAGGTCTAATAGTATTTTCTATATATTTTCTATATTGATTATCTGAAGTTGAATAATTTACTCAATCACTGTATCATAAAATAGTTTTAGGTACTCACATAGCAGAACATATCCTTTCAGTTGTAAAACCTCTTAAAGTTGTAAATTCCATATCTTTAATTCAACCACTTAATGCTTTAATATCTTTTATTCAAGAAGCTGCACTTATTTTATGTTTATTTGCTCATCAACTAAATTGTTTCTTTAAAGTAGCAATAGCTTGTTTCATTTCATTTTCATCAAGGTCATTATCTAAAGTGATTAATGTACTTGGTATAGCATTATTTTTGAAAAAAGCATAATTACTTCTTCAACTTTCTTTATCACTCATTATATCATATACAAGAGTTTCTATTTTTGAAATACCTTGTACTTCATTATCTGGGTCAAGCATATCTTTAAAGTGATATAATTCATTAGGCATAAATTCTTGTACACTTCATCATCTAGTTTGTATATATCTTAATACTTCTCAAAATTTATTTGTAACTATTCTAATTGTTCTAGGGTCTAATACTTGAAAACCTATTACAGCTCATAATGAATTTTTTATATGTATAACAAAAACATTTCAAGCTACTTCTAAATCTCTAATAATTAAATTTTTTAATATATCAAATCAATTTTCATAATTTAAAGCATTTATTAAAACATTATTTCTAATTTCATTTTCTCACTCTTTTATTTTATATCAATCTTTTCAAACTGTTTGGTAAAGTTCTTCAACACATCTTCTTAAATCTGTATTTTCTCTATATAATTTATAATATAAACTTGTATTTGTTACAAGACTACTATCAAATCAAAATGTAGCTCAACTATAAGCATATCAACTTCTATCTCCAGCTGTTTTAGTTTCAAAAAACTTCTTTCAAAATAATTTCATATATTTTTATTAATAAATATTTCTTCTAATTGTATTCAATATAATAATTATGTAAATTATTTATAAAATTTAATATATTGTTTTTTATTTGATTTTTTACAAAAATTTTTATATCTTCTAATTTTTCTAACTATCTTTTCTTGTATTTGTCTTTGAATAAAATTATTTCATAAATTATACCATAATTTTACATTAATCATCTCAATCATTTTTAAGTTATTTCAATATTCTTTTTCTGTTTTATATAAATCCATTAATCTTAAATGATTAATCATTGTTTTTTCTGTCATAATTATTTTTCTTTAACTATTAAATTAAGTGTTCATAATATACAATCTTGAATATCATCAATACAAATATCTGGTTTTATATCTGGCTCAAATATATGCTTTCAATTTATCTTTCATTTATGATTTTTACTAGCATATCAATTTATATATTTTTTTATATCATAATATCAATATTCATCTAATTCATTTATTACTTGTTTTGCATAATCTTTTCATCTTCAACTCCATACTATTATTTTAGTATTCTTAAAACTTCACAATATTTTTAAAAGGTCAATTATTCTTTTATTTGGTTTTTGATAAAATGTTAATTCTTTATTTTCTATTAATGTTCAATCAACATCAAAAGCTATTACTATTTTTTTCATAATTTAAAAGGTGTCAATAATAAAACTCTTTTTAACTTTTCTAAAACTATAGACCATACTATCTACTAAATCATCGTGTTCTACATCTGGAAACTGTAACAACTGGTCTACTAAATCAAAAGTTTTTTCTCTATTAAAATAAATATTTCATTGTTCAAAATCTCATTGGTGTTCCATTAATCTTGTTATTTTATCTCTACTAGGATTTACTTCTGTAACAGCTAATCATTCTTGCTTGAATAATTTACTCATTACTTTCTGAAAAGCAACAGTTTCAATAGTAACTTTATTTGCTTTATATTTATCATATAAACTTCTTACTGTTCTTGTTGCAGCGAATGGGTCTTTATTTTTTCAATGTAATTCTAAACTTTCAATAATATATTTTTTCTTTCAAATCTCCCCAGAAATTGTAATTGCGAAAGCATCACTGTTTGTTTTTTCTGAAATAGCAGGGTCTACTCAAATGTTTACATAATCAAAGGTTTCTCATTTATATTCAAAATAATTAATATGTTCTTGTTTTACAATAGTATTTTCAGCTTGAAAAGGTATATTCATAAACTCTTGATTAAAAAGTGTACTTCATATTTCTCTTTTTCTTTTTTCAAGTTCTTCTAAACTCCACATTTCTGGCCATAGAGGTACTCAATTATTTATTGCCTTATATTCTATTATATTCCAATCTTTAGTATCCTTAATGTGTTTAACCATACACATATTTCATACAATAGTTCAAAGTATAACTATTTTTCATCAAGGTAATAAAGTATTATATAATGAACTAAAAAACCAAGTTCTAGTTTTATCTACAAAACTTTTATTCATTACATCTTTATTTTCATCTAAATCATCAACAACAATTCTTCTAGGTCTTTTTCATCTAACTGGGTTTCATTTAGTAAGTGTTTCAATACTTTCTCAATTAGTAAGTTCTAGCATTTTTTCTTTCCATTTTCTAGTTCAAGTTAATTCTTTTGCATTAGCATCAAGTTTTGGTACTAAATTTCAGAATACAGAATTTATTAATTCATTTGTTTCTAATTCATATTTAATTTTTCATAATGTTTCACTTCATAATCAAGCAGAAGCTATATATAATTGGCTTCAATATAATTTATAAACTAAACTATGCATCATATCTATTAAAATACTTGTAGTCTTTCAATGTCATCTGGGGCATATAATACAAGTGTTTTCTTCTCATCATAAAGCATTCCATATTTCAAAATGTAAGTCTGGTGTTTTCTTACCTTTCAAGTGTCATAAAAAAAAATCTCAAAAGAAGTTTTTGTCATAGTATCATTTACCATAAACATATTGTATCTTTTCAGATTTAGTTAATTTTGATATTCAAAACTTTTCTAATCATTTTATTTGGTTTTGTTTTAAGATAATCATAATTCTTTCAATCTATCATCTAAAGGATTAATATTTACATTTACACTTGTTGCTTGTATCTTTTGAACTGATTTTCAAAAAACCCTATCTGTAATTTTTTCTAGTACTTCAAAGTTTTTATTTTTGTCTGTCATATTACTAATTAATATTTTCATTATAATATACTGGTCTTTATTATCAAAAGCCTTTTTCATATCATCTTCTGTCATATTCATTAATAATTTAACTAATCACATATAATCTGTATTAGTTATTTCTTCATATCATAATTCTTTTAAATCTTTATTTAAAAGATGTATCCCTTTTTTAGGTCTTCAAGGTACAATATTTTGTTTATTTTTATCAAATCAATTAGTATTAGCTTTCCCTTTCATTCTTTTGTCTAGTAATTCTCACATTATAGTTATATTATAGTTCTAAATATTCCCATTTGTATCATCAAGCAGTATTAGATAATAACCTACAAACACTTCCCACATTTGATTGTCATATTTTTAATTCTCTTTCAATATCAGTTATACAATCCCAAGTTTTTATAAAAATTCAATCTTTCGTATATTGATTAACTTTTTTGCTTCTATAATTATTTTTTCAAAATCTTCATATATTTTTTGGTTTATTTCATAATACTCTACATTTATGTAATTCATTCTCACTTCTTGTACACCATTCTAAATTTATTAATCTATTATCATCTCTTATTCCATTTTTATGATTTACTTGTTCTTTATTTTTAGGATTATCTAAAAATATTAAACATACTAAGCGATGGATTAATAATCTTTTAGTTTTTCAAAATTTACACAATGTAATATTCACATATGATGTTTTTAATATTTCTTTTTTTAAAAGTTTTTCTTTTATTAAATGATTATTATTATCAATTCTTTTTAAGCTTTTTACGTTTCATAAATTACTAACTTTATATAATCAAGTATAATTTATTCACTTAATAATTCCTACATCTTTCCATATTTCTTTTTCCATTTTTAAATAAATTAAAAACAGTATTGAATAGGCATCTCGTCAAAGCCACCTACTCAATACTGTCTATAATTAGACGAGATTTTAAGGCTTTGACATAAAGATTATATTTATTTATACAATAAAGTCAATTTATATGCGAAAATCAAAAGTCCCCACGACCTTATAAGTATCTAATATTATTTGTACTCTTTTTAATTTTGGTGTAATTAAATCTTCATTAGCAAATGCGTGATTAATCTTTTTAACTGGGTTAAATATTTCAATAGTTGCTTTTAATAATTTAGCATCTTTTCAAGCTACTTTTTTTGCCTCTCATTCTATGTAGTAGAATAAATCAGGATTTGTTATCATTTTTGTTTATTATTAAGTAAATTTATTTGTTGTGCTAATACTACATTGGTTTCATATACATCTATATAACCAACTCTAATTCCATTAACAGTTAATTTAATCAATCTTCAAATCTTTTCTCTATTATTTACAGTTTGAATATGTATTCAATTTCTTTTTTCATATTCAACCTTATTTTTATATATTTCCATAACCTAATTTATTAAATATAATTTAATTATATGTTTTAAAATCCATAAAGCAAATAAAAAAGTAGAAATTAATCTACTCTTTTTTGAAAATTTTGAAATTACTTTCTAATTTTCTACCTATGGACCTATATTATATCACTTATATTAATTAAAGCAAGTTTTTTAAATTAAATTATATATCCAAACTTCTACTTCAATTTTCTGTAAGGCTTTTTTACTCTCTTGTATCAAGGTTTCTTTTTTTATAGATATATTATTACAGCTTGAATAACAAGAACATTTTTTAGTTAGATTATTACTACATATTCATTGTTCCATTATTATTTAATTAATTCTAAAATCAATAGGTTCTTTTCATTCATATCATTTATCTAACATTTTCATAACTTTTCATAAAAATTCTGGTTCTACTTCAATAAAATAATTTCATCTATCTTTATATTCTTGTATTGTAATAATTAATCTTTTTTCTTTTATTTCCATAATTTTATTTAATTAATTCTAATATCAGTAGCTCATTCTTTTATTATATCTTTTAAATCTAATCATATTAATTCAGCTTCTTCATTATCTGTATAAGTTAATATTCTTTTATTTCAGTCTTTACTTTTATATGTTATTGTTAGCATAATTATTTAGTTAATATTTCTATTTATAATTCTTTGTATACATTTTAAGCATACATTTCAAGGTAGGTCATTTGTAAAACATTCAATAGCATTTTCTATTCAACATTGTTCTGCTATAAGTTCTAAGAATATTTGTTCACATCTATCACAAACTTCTCTTTGCATAGGTTATCTAGTTAATATTAATTTAACTACTTCTTCTCATATAATAGTTTCAACTGCTATAATATTTTTTCTAATTATTTCAAAGTTGTTCATTACATTTCTGTTAGTGTTAAAATTATTCCCCAAGTAGCTGCAAATCATATTACTATTAATCACATATTTGGCTCTGTTGCATAAAAATCATACATTACTGCTGTTGTTAATAGTATTAATATATACCATACTAAGTTCATTTCTTTCATATTACATTTCTAATTTAGTAAGTAAATAATCTACTTTTTCTTTATAAGCCACTTCAAATCTATATATGTCTTCTAAGTGTTCTCAATCTATTGAATGATTATTAAAGTTCTCAGAGGTTTCTTCTAATATCTCCTCAATTCTACCTCTTTCACAAATAAGTTTATCATATATTTCATTGTCTTTTTTATCAGAAATTCAAATTTGGTTTTCTAACATTCTTAAATATTTTTCCATAATCTTTTAATTATTTAATATCCTTTCAACTCTTTCCTTTTTCTGATAAATTATATGCAATATTTCTTTAAGTTCTTTTTCCTCATTTTTTAGCCTATTAAATTCAGAAAGACAAGCAAATCTTGTCATTATATTATCTTTTGTATATCATAATAATTTCTTCACTTTCTTCTCTATAAGCTCTAGTTCTATTGGGTCTTGATTAATTTCACACTCCAAAATATCACTCATTATATTTTTCATTTCTATTTATTAATAAAATATTTCCATTTAAAGCCACCTGCCTTATTTCTTTTACCAATACATACATTTCTTATATTTCAAGATGCTATTCATAATGTTTTATCTACTTTATTAGAACACTCCCAAGTTTTTATAAATTCTCATTCTAAAGTATATTGGTTAACTTTTTTTCTTATATCTGTAAGAGGAGTAAATAATGCTTTTTTTATTGTCCATCAATCTCTACTTATTCTTGTCCTCAAAACTGCATAATTTATTCATAATTCTTCGCACCATTCAATTAATAATTTTCATTTATAATATATATTATCTCTTCTATTCCTATTATTTTCTTTAGAAGTAACCCATCTACAATTCTCTTTAGAGTAATTTCAATTATTATCTATCCTATCTATCTGTAGTCAGTCTCTATAAGTAGAATACATATCTTTTTTATATTCTTCAAAACTTTTCCATTCAAATTTAATTCACCTTGCTCAATAGTTTTTATATGCTGGAACATTAGGATTTGTGCATCTACTATATATATTCCTCCATATTTTATAAAATCTAGTATAACTCATCTTATGTTGTTTTTTCATTATAATATTAATTTTACAACAAAAAAGAACTTTCAAGGTTTACATAAATGTATTTGTTTACTACAACAAGTCCTTAAAAATTCTTTTTTGCCTATGTAAATTATTGTTGTAGTGTGTATATTATATCTAATTTAGATTATTTAACAAATTTAAAAATTATTCAGCATCTGTAATATCTATTTTTAAATTATTCATTTATTCTTTTTTTAGCTATATTAAAATAAGTTTCATAATGTTTTAATTAGGTTTATATTCTTTATATTCTCTAATACTTTTTATAGCTTCTTCACTACAAGGTAATATTTCACTTATTCTATTATCTGTTATTCAAATAAGAGGAACTTCTCAACATATTTTAACTTCTTCTCTATCTGCTAATCAATAAGTGGCTACTCAACTCAATGCAATTCATTCTTTAGCCCAAAATCTCCAAAGTCTTCTACTTTCAGAAAGAACATAATAATCTTCCTCCACTTTTTCTAGTTTACCAAAATGTACTCAACTATCATATCATCTAAGAATTACATATTTTCATATAAATTCACTTCATTTTGTATCTGTTTTAATATTTTCTTCTCATAATAAATATTTTTCTAGTATCTTTTCAATAAGTTCAGTTTTCATTTTTATTTAGTTAGTAATAAAGGGAGTTGTTAGTTCAACAACAATTTTTGTATAGTCTCAGTATCAGTCTCAGTCTCAGTTTCAGTATCAGTCTCAGTATCAGTCTCAGTTTCAGTATCAGTCTCAGTATCAGTCTCAGTTTCAGTATCAGTTTCAGTCTCAGTTTCAGTCTCAGTTTCAGTATCAGTCTCAGTTTCAGTTTCAGTATCAGTTTCAGTCTCAGTTTCAGTCTCAGTTTCAGTATCAGTCTCAGTTTCAGTTCATAATTTTTTAATTATTAATTATTAATTAATATTCTATATGCCCATACTTTTTCAAAAAATCAATTCTTTTATCAGGTGGAGTATTTTGGTATTTATCAAAAGTAGACATATCTAAAGCTATCTGCACTCTATTTTTAATATATTCATTTTCTTGTGTAGTTGCTTCACTAAGATGTGGTAATCATAAATTACTATATAATATAACTGCTGTTTCTTTATTCATTACACTTTGTCTGTTATTTTTCATTATTTATTGGTATAAAAATCTAAAATCTGTAGCTTCCTCAACTCTATTTTTTATAATATCTCTAACTTCATCTAAACTAAGTGCTTCAATTTCTTCTTCTGTATAATCTATTTCAACTAATTCTTCATTATCTTTTTCATATTGAATACTTTTGTTTTCTATATTTAAATAAGTCATAATATTTTTTTAAGAATTAATATTTTCCATTCTCTTTTACTCATCATATTAGTTCAAATTCTATTTCTTTTTGTTTCTTTTTCTTGTGTTTTATTTAATTTATTAAGTTCTTCATTTAATATTTTTTTACTAGGATTATTTTGTATTCAATAGGTATCCCATTTTATATAATTATGTATTATCATTATTTAAAATTATTAAAATAAACTAGTTTCTTCATTTCTTCTTTTAACTAATCATCATAGTTTAATATTTCAAGCATATACATATTCTTTCATTCTATTTTTTAATCAATTAGTATAACCATTTTTAATATACCAGTCTATTCATTTTGGTAAATGTCAAATATTATATACAAAACTTATTAGTGCAACCTGTAATCATTCATCATATTTTTTTAAATTATATTTTGTTCTAATGTTCTGTATTCTTTCAATTACAAATTGTTTACTTTTTTCTTTAGTTATTCAAGTTGTATCTTTACTACATCTCATTCAATATCAGCAAGAATATTGTTTTTGGTCATAGTAAGGCTTATCAGAATATCACTCATATTTAATAATAAATTCAAATGCTTGTTCATCTACTGTTCTTTTTTGTTGTTCGTATCTTAGTTGGTGTAATCTTTCTCATTCTTTCATAAATTCATTGTATGCTTTATCACTTCATTCAATATTTTCTGGAATTATTTCATTATCTGTTTGTGTACTTTCTATAATTTCAATAAATTTATTTATATCTTGTTCTGTATGTTCTTCTTGTTCTATAATTGTTTCTAATGTAACTTCTTCTGCACTAGCATTTAATCATATAGAAAATAATATTGATAAAATTAATGCTGTTACTCAAACTACTTTTGCTGTATTCTTTTTAAAATACTTAATAATAAATATTTTAACTAATGTAAATCTGTATTGTTCAATATAAGATTTTAATTTTATCTCATCTCTTGTAACTTCTTGTCCATTTATATAATATTTCATAGTTTATTTTTATTTTATAAAATTCCAAATATATCCTCCTGCAGTTTTTTGTTTTCAATTACATACTAAAGATATACTTGATTGGTTAATTTTTGTACTTAATGAAGCAATTTGTTGATTATCAAAGTTTTGTATAAATTCTCAATCTAATTTATATTGAGATAATTTTTTAGACCTGCCTTTACTTGCATTAATTATATGTTGTTTATTAAGTTTTTTTCATTTTTTATGATGACTTAAATGGCAACTATTACATAAAACTTCTAAATTATCTCTTTTATTATTAGTAAAATCTTCATCTATATGATGAATGCAAATTAATTTTATTGATTTACATTTATTACATATTTTTTCAAATCAATATACTTCGTATGCTAATTTTTTGTATTCATATCTATTTCTTTTCATAATATTGTTATTATAACAAAAATAAGTTTTCTAGGGATATATAGTCGCAACAACTAACCTAAAAAACTTATTTCTGATTATATATAATTATTGTTGTTGCTATATAATTATATTTATATTATTATGAAAATCAAATTAATAATTAAAGTGTATTTATCTAAATACATATATATTATATTATACTTTTTAACTTTTGTAAAATTTTGAACACTTTTTTTTAAAAAAACTTTCTAATTTCTTGTTTTTTGCCTTAGTATCCGACCAATTCAGCATTATTTTTTCTAACTTATTCATTGTTTTAATGGTTAAAGTAGTAAATTAAAGCATCTTTTATCACTTTACTTTGTGATAATCAAGTAGTTTTTGCATATTCTTTTAACTGTTCCTTTCATTTTTTATCTATTTTAAAATATGTAACTATATTATTTTTATTTTCATCTTTTGCATAAGTCTTTCATTTATTTCATTTTCAATTAAATCTTCAAACTGTTACAAATTCTAAACTATCTCATATTTTATTTCATTTTTGGCTCATCTTATTTTTTTATTAAATTATTTTATCAATCCATTTAAGTAATTCTTTTTCATCTACATCTGGTATTATAAATCAAGATATTTTTTCTAATTCTAACTTGTCCATTTCTCAAAATTCCATTATTACTTTTATTGCTTGGATATATTCAGAGAATTGTTTTGTAGTTAAATTAGCT